ACCGATGTATTCAATGAAGCAGTTGCATTATTGTATCCTGTATTGAGTGTTAACTGACTTGCAGTGAAACTATTCAACGCAGTGAACGTAGGTTGTTGAGAGGCAGTAAAAGTATTCAATGCTGAGATTGAACTATTTACTGATGCTGTAAATGGTCGATAAGTGTTTTCATCTACCAACGAATCAATCATATTAGTATTAAAGTTTCTTAATGCTGTCGGTGTAATCTGTCCTGAATTGTTATTAGGAAATGATATTCCGTTATCTACCGATAATCCTTGCTTTGATATTTGAGACATATCTATATTTTTATTTTACTGATTTATTACTTTGTCATAACCATCATCATACCCATCGTCAAATCCACCACCGCCTGTTGCTCTTGCTGATTGTATTTGACCTATACCTTGTTGCATCAATGCGCCATTGCAACATCTAACATCATAAGTATCTTTATCTAAACACAAACAAGCTCTCCTACTATTCTTTGGACTTGATAAACCTCTAGTTGGCCCTATGTAAATACCAGAGTTGTTTTCTCTATTTACAGAGAATCTTAGATTACCACTACTACTGTTAGACCATCTTCCCATAGTTTCGTTTTAGTAATAACAATAATAAAATGAAATGTTATTATCTCAATTTCTTTACTGCTTCGTTATGCATCAAAGTTTCAAATTGATTTTTATCGGATTTATATGCAAGATACAATAAACACTTTGCTAATGGTTCTTTTGTTACAATATCTATTTTCGTAATATCTCCGTTGGCAAGGTCAATAAGTGTGGAATAAGCCGACCACTTCTTTCCAAAATTGACTTGATGTTGTGAGGTAACTCCATCTCCATCGTAGAGTTCAGGATACCTTTCAGTAAGTCCATTAATAAATTGACAAAAAAAAACAAAGTACCTAAGTGCACATCCATACCTACTTGCAAAAACATATCTTCTTTAAGTTCACCATCATAAGTTTTAATTGTATACATCTCTCCTTTCTTATGTGTGATAGGCCTGTATAGTATAGACATTATCTTTGCCCAATTCTTATCAATGGTTAACTCTTTGTATTGAGTAATGTCAGCATATGCTCCGTATGCCATTTGTGATAGGTTAGGTTCAAATCCATATTCTATTCCATCTATACGAATTATTCTTTGTAATGGAAATTCAGTATCAGCTAAAAAAGATTCTAACTCAGTTTTAATACTTGTGTAATCATTAACTGATAATCCCTTTAAGTATATTGGGTCTAAGCCGCATAGATGATATAATGTAATTGCTGACATTGCATCAGGGTCATCTTTATAGTTATCTAATTCTGTTTGTAGTATTAACCACTTCTCTAATGTAATATCTGCATAAGAGGTTGGTACTTTTAATTCTAATTCTTTTATTGCCATATGTTTAATGCCTTTAATATGTTTGTCAATCTTGTTACTTTCTTTTCTTCTAGTTCTAATTTAGTATTCATCATTATCATTTTTGCTCTCAAATCCTCATTTTCTACTTGCAAACTCTTAGCGTAGAGTAGTAAGTCTTTAATTTCATTCTCATTCCAGACGTTTTGATTAGTATTTATACTTTCCGATTGTGATTGCATATGTGCCTTTGTTTTGTGCTTTAACCGATAAACTCATCATTACTCCATACCTTGCAGCATCTATCGCATGGTCTAATCCACCTTCAGGTCTGTCAGTAGTATAACCATGCTTATCCGTTTCGTATTGGTAAGCATACATCTCGTTAATTAAATTCTGTGAGGATTTCAATATCTTAATCTTATAGTTCTTCATTACTGATATACCAAAGTTAATACTATCCTTACCTTTAGTTACAGGCTTTATATTAAACCCACTACGATATATCTCTTCTATCAATCTTGGTTCTGCTGAATCTGCCCATATAGTTTCACTCTTACTAATATCTAATTTCTTAAGTCTTTCCACAATGTCCTGTGTAACCATACCTTTCTCATAGATGAGCTCCTCCAAATACAATGTATCGCTACTTTTATATACAGCAACAAGAGAACAGGGGTCGCTACTAAAACCAAAGTCAATGCCAAAGCAAACAAAATTAGCGTCAATAGTATCGCATAACTCAAATTGAAATATAGCTTTATCGTTCTGAGCAAACTCTCCTTTACCATATATCTTCCAATATTTTTCATTTGTGTTTTGTAGGTTTTCAATTGCTTCTACCATTTCTTTAGGTAAGTAGATATTATCCTTATATGTTGTTACAAACCTTTCAACTTCTGGCATTGTTCTAAGCCAATGGTAAGGACTAATGGTTGGGTTATAAGCAAGTATGATTTTGCCTGAAGTTCTAATAGATAACTGAAAATAACTTTCTTCATCAATCTCACTTGCCTCATCAACAAATAGTGTACTAGATTTAATACCACGTAACTTATCAGCATCATCAGTAGAGATGAATTGAATAGTAGAATCGTAGAGGTTATAGACCCTATCAGTAATATTAAAGTTTTCATCTTGCCATATGTTTAGTCCCTGTAAGATATCCTTAAAATCCTTCATTACAGTTCTTTTAAGAGAGGGTATTGTCTTTCTTACTATTGTTATTGTTTCTTTGTTTTCTATTGCCTGTACGATTAAGAATTGCAATATAGCATATGTCTTACCACTTCTTGTTCCTCCTATGTGTTGAGTAACTCTACTCTTAGAATCTAATAGGTTTTCAAACGTAACTGTTGTGTTAATCTCTAGGTTCACTACCTGTTCTGTTTATGTTAATACTAACTTGCTGTATTCTATGGTCTATCTCACCACTTATTTCCATTGATGCCTTTTTAGGTACAATGTATTCTAATAGTTTAAGATAAAGTTTAGCTGCTTCAATTGGATTTTCTTTTCTTATCTTTTCAAAATCTTCTGTAATGTTATTCAATCCTTGGTTAGCAAGTCTAGCGATTGCAAGTTTGGCTTGTTCGGTACTTCTATTTAATGCACCTGGCTTTCTACCACCTAATTTATTTCCTACTTCAAACTTTCCCATATTCGTTTATTGCCCGTTATTTAATCGGTTCTATACTATTATAACAAATCACTTTTATTTTTGTAGTTGATTATATAATTCTTTCATATCCATATACCTTTATTGTTTTACCTTCACTATCTGCAATTATCAATATACCACCCAATTCATTACCTCTTAATATTATTTGCTTATCTCTTATGTAAGTCCAATTAAAGTTTAGATGCACATATTGATAATCTATGTTAGTATTCGTAGTAGTCATGATATGATGGATAATCCTTTTTAATACTATCTCTACTCTTTGTTATCTTTGCAGCTGATGTTTCTTTATCTCGTCTGTCCAATATCCACTTTAATATTCCGTTTTGCTCTATCTCTTTTAATTGTTTATCGTAGTGTTTAGTTATAACATTTCTATCGCCTGTCTTTTTATATTTCTTCCAAGCATTACTCAGTGCAGTTCTTATACTACAAAATCTTTTACCTGCATCTCCATTTCTATTGTCAAATGGATATTGTTCTTTTCTAACATATTTGATTTGATATTTCTTTTGTTGTATAACTAAACACTCTAAACACTTCCATCTTGGTTTAGGTGTATGATATTCATTACCACATCCTTTACATACTCTATCCTCACCTGTCTTGTAGTTAAATGGTTTCTTAAACATATGGATTATCTATAACTTCTTTCAAATATTTTCTTACCTTCTTTACTGCAAGGAATACAGTTGACTTACTTATCTTAGTCTTTCTTGCTACTTCGTCTAATGTATTTTCTGACATCCAATATAATTCAAATATCTTTGCTTGAGGCCACATTCTAGTTATCTTTAATCTATTCAATTCTTCTAAGACTTCATCATGTGCTTCTTGCAATCTTAAATCTTGTTCCTCGTCATAAATAGTTTCACCTTGTTCTTCCCACGGAGTATAGTCACCCATTAGTTTAACTCTATTCAATTTTCTTACTTTGTTCATAAATCTGCTATGTAGAAACTTATGTGCGTAAAAAAGATTGTATGTATTTTTTCCGTAGAATATTTTAGGATTACATTTTTCAATTAAATAAATGTATAACTCTGATACCAAATCTTCTGCTTCTTCTTGTTGTTTAGTTATCTTCTTTGCTGACCTTACTAACCAATTATGACTTTCCTTATATAGTCCGACTAATCTTCTTTCACATTCACATCGTTGAATACTACCAGAATCTATCATTATCTATTTTTTGCGTAATCGTGTAAAAAGTCTATTGCTCTTTTCCAATGACCACCAGCTGATGCACATGTACAAGGTTGTGGTTCGTTTGCCTCATTTATATAATTGAATGTACTCCAAATATAAGGTGCTTTATTCTCTGGTAGATATGCACCTATTTGACTTAATTCATTTTTAAGTTGTAATAATGCTTCTGAATTTAATTCATTCATTACTTAATAGTTTTTAACTTAGGCATTTTTATATCTTCTGCTTTAGGTTGTTGTGGTATACCTGCGTTTGGTTTAACTGGATTACTTAAATCTAAAAGATGTTTAATAGTTTCAAAATGTGGATGATGACCTGAAAAGGATAATCCCATGCATGCAAAGATAAGAACTAAATCTTCTACTCCTTTTAAGTTTTCCCAATCTACAAAGTAAAGTGCTTCTCTATCAATGTTTGGTGTGTCTAATGTGGAACTGAATGTTCCGTCTAATGTTGCTTTTGTAACTTCCATTTGTTTTGTTTTATTTATAATTTAATCATTCCACAATTTCCATTGTAGTATTTATTTGTTAATCTATTTAACCATTGTTTTCTCTCACAACAACCGCACGACTGATATCCCATTTGTTTTGCAATAAACACTGCAATTCTCTCACCAAATCCAAAAGTGATAACATATATCAATGCTTCTGTGTAGTCTCCTAATTTAATTCTTTTCATATTAATTTTTTGCGTTAAGTGATTTGCCTGTTTGTTTTACTGCTTCAATAAAAGTTTTTTCCATATACTTTAATTGTTCTCTATCCACATCTTCAAACTCAGCTAGTATTTTATATGAATGTTTATTCCAACCATACTTGTCTACTGATTTATGTAGTAATGGTAATGATTCTCTTTTACCTTGTTTGAATTGTTTATAATGTTTTCTATGTTCTATCAATCTAACTTTCAAATACATCTCTGACATTCCAACATAAGTAAATCCATCAGGGTTTGTGATTGCATAGATAATACCTTTTTTATCTGCTTTCCTATACTTTCTTAAATATCCCAAAAACCTATCCCAATTAGTATCCTGCCATTTCTGATGATGGGTTGGGTTGATTTCAGTTCTAAACTTATGATTGTCTTTTGAATTACATTGTTTACATTTAAGTTGTAAACCATCTTTGTTTGCCTTACATTTGGAAAATTGTGTAGTTTCTTTTACTTTACCACATTCATTACATTGTTTCATATTTGTCATTTTGTTATTAGTAATATACGAATAATTACTGATATTACCAAATCATATGTATATAAATATCATTTTCAAAACCCAAACGCATAAAAAACCCAGCACGAATGACAAAAAACGGCTGGGTTATATATGTTTAGGATAGAACACTCCACATAAATGCTAGAATAGCTGTGAGTATTGAATTAAGTTCTATCTTTTTGTAATAACATATATTGAATGTAATATAGTTAAATTAATTTACTTCTCCAAATAAATTATCAAACTTATTTAGTATTTGTTTTTGTTCTTTATCTAAACTACCTGTAATAATTTCTGCTAATATATCTTGTCTTTCAGCTTTAGTTCCAGTTACAAGTTCTAGTTCAGCAGTAACAGTACCAGTTACAGTTCCAGTTACAGTTCCAGTATGGGTTTCCATATGGGAGTTCATAACTTTCTTCTTTTGAAAATTCTTTAATCTATTTTCAGTATAAGATTTTCTTCTAATAGTTTCTTCTTTCATTTTTAGATTATACCATTTACCATCCTCTTTAATAAACTTTTCAGCAACCTGTATATCCTCTTCGTTTAATATACTTTTCATATCTCCATCAGTAAGATGTTGATTTTGATGCTGTAAGCATAATAATCTAATATACTTACCTACTTGTTCATTTGTCATTGTCATTGTTCCTACTAAGAAATCTTTTGTCCATAATAGGACAGCTGGGTCTTTTGCCATTTTGTTTTGTTTTTATTGTTAATAATACTACTAATATACGAAAAGTTTTCCATAATACCAAATTATGGGTTTCCATATGGTAATAGATATGGGTTTCCATAATAAACATAATACAAAAAAATATCATATATAACTCATTGATATAGCATAAAACACTGGTTTTCAACCGTTTATGTAACTGGTTGATACTCAATGACTTGCATTTAGACCCAAATATTAGGGTTTTTAACATATATAACTCGTTGATTGCCAATAAAAACTTTCCAAAATAGTTCCCAAATGGTATGGCCAGAACCAAAAATTGTCGTATCTTTATGTATTGGGTTGAGAGATATCTCATACACATATAAAAAATATATAATATAAACAAACAAAACAAAACAAAATGGCAGATTACATTAGTATCAAATTAAAAGAAAACTTTAAGTTTCTTAAAACTGAATTTAGAAAATTAGGCTACAAAGTAGGACCTGAAAGAATACACAATCCAAAATTACCTTATCGTGTAGGATTATTTACTGACGAGTGGGAAAAGATAGGTTGGAGTGATTATAATTTAATTGGCACATATTATTGGATATTTGATAAAGACGATAATGAATGTGGAATTACTTTAATCACAGAGAACTTTACAAAAAGAGAATTATTATCATTTGTAAAACAATTAAATAAATTAAACAAAGTAAAATAAAAGTTATGATAACAAACACACAAAAAACTTACAAAACGAATAAGTTTACAAGCAAACACAAACACTACACTATTAGATTTAGTGGATTTTTAAGATATGGTGGTGGAGTATTATGGGAAATATTTAAGCAATTAGAGATTATCCAAGAAGAAAACGATATAAGTTTATTCATTCATTCAGTCTATAATGTAGGTGATAATAATAATGATAAAGATGTTGTATTACATTTAATGAATGCAACTGATGATAATTTGGATATTGTAATAAATTATCTTACAAATGATAGTGATGACCATTACAAAAAGTATGGTGATT